CTTCATATAATTGCAAGAGATCATTTGGCCCCTTTAGAAAAGAAAATGCTTCTATAAGGCATGCATACAAAAGTCCGTTGGGAAAGTTCAAACTTAAATATGTTGTAGTATTTGTACTAGATAAACCCGGAGGTTTCAAGATATAATTTAATTGAAGAGTATAAGTGGCATCAGGGATAGGGGCCACAACTATGGTATTATCATCCCATAAGCTATAGTATTTAGGAACTCCTTGAGCATTGGTAGGGTTAAATTCGGACATAAAACTAGTGTCTCTGTATTGTAAAAAATCCCTATTATCCGCAGCTCCTACACCATCAGAATCTACAACTTGTAGAGATCTAACCACTAGAGCATCTGTAGGCTCATCGATAAAACGAGTTCCCGCTATAAGCTGGGCTGTTTTATATCTACGTCCAGTATCTGTATCTACTTCTCTCATAATTCTCCACTCCGAATCTTCAATAAAACCATTAATGATAGCATCGGTTAAAACAGTTGAAGAGACTTCTGTGTAATTTCTAATTTTGTCAACTAATTCTGCATATGTCATATTATCTTTGTTGGAAATCCAATGGTCCTGCTAAGACTTGGAATCCTCCTCCTTTTGCGCTTGCTGATGCATTTGAAACTAAATTAAAAGTATAACTATTTTCTTGAGTTACAGTTGATGGTTGCCCAGCTTGCTTATGTGTTGTTTGTACCATAGTTATTGAATAACCTCCATAAACTTTTGCCCCTGAATCATGAGTAGTAGCAGTAGTATTTTTAGGTACTATTCCTCTAAATTGAGAATTTGTTCCTCTAACACACCCTGTAAAAGTATTTCCGGCATTTCCGCTATATCGAATAACTTCATTTTCATAAAAAGATGATCCAGTTGTTGAAGTCTTAATTTTTTCAATCATAAAAAAACCTGAACTTGGAAACGCTGAAGAATCTGCTACCGCAATACTTTTTGCGCTTGCTGTAATATTTGCAGATAATGTAGTTGTTAATTCTAAAGTAGAAACTGCTACTCCACCCACAGGTGATTTAACTTCCGTAAATCTTACAATATCATTATTTGATCTATTACTAAAAGGCTCTGAAACTGTAACTTGTTTAGATGCAGCTGCAGTGGTAAATGGATTTTTTGGTAAAAAATCTTGAGTCCCAAATTCTGTTCTAGCAGGTCTAGCTTGTTCTAGTCCTTGAGGATCTGCAACAAAAGGTTTTGGCTCTAATTGAGGTTGTTTAGGCTCATATTCAGAAACATGAACAAACGCTCCATTCCATTCAGTAACCATTTGTCTCCATGGAAATGCTAATCCACTTCGATCTGAAATTGCTAATGCGTATTTTCCTTTTGCAAACTTTGACATTAAATCTCCGGATAATAAGTTTTAGGTGAAATGTAAACACTCGCTGATGAACCATCTTCTTGTAAGGCTCTTAGTAATTCATCTTCGTATAATAATTTCATTTCTTGAACTCTTTGAGGAGCTTTTTTCTGAGCCATGTAATAAGCTAAACCTGCACACATACATGGTACAAATCTATTAACTACATCGGCTTCATTAGTATAGGCCCCGGCATCTTGAATTCTTTTTACATAATAAAAATGCATAAAGTCTCCGTCTTGAGAAGAACCAGGTGTTAAATATAAATTAACTGTAACTCTATCTATAAATCTTTGAACCCAATATTGAGAAGGTTGTCCTTCAGAACTTTTATTTGAAAAAGCTGAATATTGAGATCTATTAATTTTTGATAAAGGAGTATCTACATTAGCAGTAGTTCTATAACTAGCTTCTAGAAGATCAGAACACATATCTACAAAATTAGTAACAGTATCAGCTGAAGCATGCGCTGCGGCTGTAGTACCATCAATTCCTCTATCAGCTACTGTAGAAACAATTAAATTAGTGTCATTAATAGAAGAATACTTAATTACTTCCGCATTAATTCTAATTTTTCCAGAGGAAGGCATTTGAGCTACCGACTCAACTGGAATAGTTAAATCAGTTGCAATAATTCCAGAAGTTAAAGTGGTAGTAATACCATTAGCATTTCCATCCGAAGGAGATCTATAGATTACATATTCAGTTTGACCTGCAGCCATTGTAAAAGCATGTTGGTCTACTTCCCAAAAATGAACACCTCTATTTTGCCATTCTTGAAATAAAATATTTAAAGATCTTCTTGCGGATCTAAGATCATTACCTGAGTAATCAAAAAAACCTAATCTTTCAAAAGCCTCAGTAATAATATCATCGATCGAGAATGTTTTCTCGAATGTACTTGTTCCTGAAAACGCCACTTATGCCTCCTAGTTGCTGTCTCCACCGCTATGAAAAACTGTAGCACATAAAACTTGTTCAGTAGTAAATGCTGTATACAATTTATCTTTACATAGAATAGGTTGAGGGAAATTAATTGTAATAGATTCTGCGACAGCAGGTGTTGAAACTTTAAATCTTATTGTTCCAGTACTGCTTCCATCACGAATTACAAAATCTCCGGCTACCCCTAAACTATCAAGATAAACTCCATATACTCTTGTTCTTCCTACTTGAACTGTAGTACCTTCTGTATCGACATAACTTGAAGCTATGCTAGGTGATTGTATTGTCATAATTTTTTCTCCTTAATTATTAATCGTGGGCCCGAAGGCCCACAATAATTATTTATCTATTAGCTCCAAGGTTGAGCAAATGTTCCATTACCAACCAACATAGTATCAATTTGCCAGATTAAACCGTCAACTGCTCTACATTGAATATATGATCCTTCAAGACCACCTCTTGTAGTACCATCCAAAGTAAGCGTGTCAGTACCACCTGCATTAAATGCAGTTACCACTCCTGGATCAGTTGCTGTGTTATTATAGAAGGCAGTCCCTCTAAACACATCAGCTGTACTTCTACCCGCTGCAGTTCCTGCATTCAAAGTGAAAGTATTTCCTGAAAGGTTTGCTGTTACTAAGAACTGATAATATAATCCAACTCTGTTTGTAGAGTTTGGATCATCAGGTCCTGCTACTGCAGATGCTGCTGTATCGATGATTGAAGGTAAATTGAAAACAGTTGTGTTGTTTGTAATCAAACAAACCTTCCCTTGGTATTTATCAATCCCTGCAATATCCGTACCGCCATCGACAGTACCTGAGATTGATTGTTGCATTTGAGGGCCAGTTCCTAAGAATCCTCTTAGGGATCTTACTGGTCCTGCGAACGTTGTTCTTGCCATTTTATTCTCCTAGTTTGTAGGATATCGTCTCTAGGCCGTCGACTATACGCGTCGATATCCAATTAATTAATTGTATAGTAAGATATTTATAGCTTAGTTTTAAGTAGAGCGCAAGAGGGTGTGTGATGTGGATTGATTTTTTCCAACGATGTAGCTTTTTTATTAAGTAGCTACTGAAACTTGTGGGGCAGCATTAACGATTGCATTTTCTCTATCTGCAATCTTAGATTCCTCGAGTTTGATCTCAGTGATAACTTCTCTAATCTTCTTATCAATTTCGACCATATCCAGAGTATATTTACCACTTTGCTCATACTCCAGTTGCCACCTCAACTCCAAGGACCTCTTTTGTTTGTACAGGTCTTGTACCATTTATAACCTCCTCATAGGTTATTCTATTAACCTTGGGATTCATCATTTCTCCAAGATATTCCCATTTTATATCACCTTTTCCTAATCTGTCAACAATCGCATTTTCTATATTTTCTGCGCTTTCTGCACATTCTATATTAAAATCTGCGTGATATTGGTAGGCGTATATTTTGACTCTGAATATTTTGGGTTGCATTTTTTCTTTCTATCATAAGATTGTGGCGAGACTATGTCCCGCCACAAAATATTTTTACTTATTAAGCACCTTGAACACCGTAGATACCTCTATAGTCAGATACACCGAAGTTGTATCTTTCTCTAGCTTTGTATCTAACGTTTCCAGTATCGAAATCACCTTCCATCGCTGTTCTGATTGGAGTTCTTTCGAAGTACTTCATTCCATTTGGAACGTCAGTAATAAGGTACCAAGAATCTGCATCAGTTAAGAAGTTGTTCACTCTGTAACCTTGAGGAACCATTCCCATAGATGCGATTGCATTGATATCGTTATCAGCTGTATTAGTTCTACCTTGTGACTTCATAAGTCTCTCAGCATTAAATTGGTTTGCAGGTGGAACGATCATTTTCATTCCTCTTGCAGCAATTTTTAAACCTCTTTCATCTGTCATTGCAGCAATGTCTATTAAAGACTGCTCTAATGAAGTTTCATTAAGGTCTGCTTGAGTTGTCAAAGTATTACTTACTGTTCCAGCAATCGTTGGGTGGTTTGTTGCAAACAATGCAGAACCGTCACCAGAAGTGAAAGTTGCAGTTTGCGGTAACCCATTGATCAATGGATCAACTGCTTTGATTTGTTTAGTGTTTGCCATGGATCTAGCCAATGCTTTTGTATATCTAGACGCAAGTCTGTCATACAAGTTGTCCTCGATCGCTTCTTCAGTGATCGCGAACGCAAGAGCAACAGTTTCCATAGTGTATCTAGCTGTGTAAGTTTCTTGAGCATTGTCAAAAACTACGCCAGAACCTTCTGGTTTAACTGAAGCGTTTGCAAAACCAGATAACATAACTTCTTCTTCAAACGCTCTGTCTGAAGTTTCTGTTACATATATCTCAGCATGCTGATTCTCATAACGTTTATATTCCAGTCCGAATAGTGCATTCAGGCCTGGTTCTAGTTCTTTAACTAGTTGTCCTCTTGATATAGCCATTTTTTTTCTCCTATTCTAACTATTATATGCCGTTATTTTTAGCATTATATAAGTGTTCGTTGATCATAACAACAAAGTTTACATTGGCTGCGCCAATTTCATCGTTGTCAATGTCTTTTGAAACACCTACTACTTTTAATTGTGCCGTACCAGTAGTTGCAGTCGTATCATTTAACTCCGATTTTGAAACGTAGTTAGCAGAATCTCCTGCAGTTACTTCAAGATCGTAATTCATGAACACATCAGTTTGTGCCGAGGCACTTGCGTTGTTCGATTGAATCTCGAATCTTTCGTACGGGTCGTCGCTTACGAAAGCTGCTATATCCGAAGCATTTGTGCTCCCCGGATAATAGTTGCTCCACGTAGGCTTGCTTGTTGAAGGGTCTGTATAAAAAACACCATTAAGTCCTCCCACAAGAAACGCTTCCGACGCCGCAGCTTGGTGAATTGTACCTGCTGCTGTCGCGGAAACCGCATCTTGGAAATAGATAGTAGTAGTATCGTTCGCTGTGATACTATACTCACCTAAACCCTGGTTATCTCTATTCTGACCCACTTTGCCAATAGCTCTTAAGCCAAAGGCTGCGTCTTTATTAGCCATAAAGGCCTCCTATAAATGTGCCTGTCCCCGAAGGAACCTCCAGCACGGGTTAGTAGATTTTTAATGGTTTGAGAAATTTTTTAGGATTTCTTTGAGCCACCAAAAGTTACACGAGACTGCCTATCGATATCGATTGGCATACTCTGATGCTCATCCTTCATAAGATCTTTATCCATCGCTTCGACTTTATCATTATGTTGTTGTGCATAATAGTCGGCACGTTGTTTTACAATCTCATCAGGAACCCTAGCGAGCACTAGGCCGCCAACTCCGATCACTCCCTTGTACTTACCGCTTTCAACTACAGGAAAGTCTGAATCTGGGTATTCATCGGATCTAACTAATTCATATCCAGATCTAACTCGACCTTGGACATTTTTAGAATCCTCAAATCCCATACTTTCAGCTCTTATCCATCTATGCTGAAATCCTGACGGTGCAGGGGGTGCATCTAAAGATGATGGTGGAGACCAAACTTTTTTTCGAGATTCTTTTTCTCTTGTTTGACTCGCACGGGAAGTTTTTTTATCGTTACTCATATGCTTACGCCTCCTTCGTGATGTTTAATTGTTTCGCATACTCTTCAAG